AAGAAAGTTGTTGCGGCTCTTGGGGTCGCCCTCGGCCTGGAGCGCGTCGGCCATGATGTCACGTGCGCGGACGGTGACATTGTAGTTCGGGTTCGCCTTCTCGTGCTCAGCGGGGTTGGTGTAATCGTCAGGGTTGTCGGCCTTGGTGATAAACACAAAATACTGCTCGTCGCTGATGGTCTGCGCTAATATCTTTTGACAGTAGGTCAGGCGGGAGTAGCAGAAACTGTTGATGTTCTTGCCTGCCGTTGTGATGCCTATCAGCAGCTTGTTGTGATACGCCTTCATGGCGTCCTTGTAGACAAGATACTCGTCGGGGGAGCGGTAGGCGTGGATTTCGTCCAGTAATATCAGGTTGCCGTTGATGCCGTCGGCCATCTTGGCGTTGTTGGCAAGCGCTTGGATCATCAGGCTGCCGACCAGCTCGCCGGCATCGTTGAAAAAGTCCCGGCTGATGCTGTGCTCAGCGTTGCTGTCAAGGATATGAAACTCCTCTTCCTCGCCCATGTAGCGTATGTTGCGGGTTATGAAGTCAAAACTTTCAAGCGCCCGGTCAAGCCGGTTGGCGATGATGTAAGCGTGCGAAGCGGTCGCCCGGTCAAGCAGGCTCAGCGCCCAGACCAGCGCCGCGGCAAAGGGCGTCTTTCCGTTTTTCCGGGGGATGAATATAAACGCCTCTTTGAAGCGCCGCTCATCCGTGCCGGCAAGGTAAAAACCGGCAAGATTGCAGCAGATAAACTTTTCCCAGGGCTCCAGCTTAAAGGGCCTGCCGGTCAGGGGACCCTTAACATGGACGATGGTGCCCTCGATTATGCCGATTACAAACTCGGCGCTCTCGGGCCGGAAGTCGTATTCGGGGTTTTCCAGGTCACGCCGCCATCTCTCGGCTGCCTGGATCAGCTCGGCGCAGGCAATTTTGCGACCGCTGAGGATGTCGTCAACGTAGCGGTTAACTGCGTCCAGATGTTTATATCGGCGCTCGGTCTTTACGGCCACCCTCTCACCCCTCCGCCTTTGTCATGGCTTCGAGGGCGGACGTCAGCTTCGATACCTTCTTGCGGGAGCGCATCTCTGCTTCGTTGATGCGCTTCATGCCCATGGGGTTCAGCCCGAGCCGATCCTCTGCCGCAGCTACATCCCGCCTCAGCTGCTCCAGCGCGGTATATTCGGCGGTCTTGCGCTCGTTGGTGGCTCCGGCCTTATTTGTGTATTCTTCAACGACAGCAATGTCGCCGTCAAAAAACCGCTTGCTCATCTCCGCCAGCTGGTATCTCATCTCGGCATAAACAGCAATCGCCGGGTCAAACTGCTCCCTGTAAGTGCCCAGCGCTTTCATCGCCGCCGTCGTCTCGCGCCGGATACGGCGGGTCGCTTTTTGTGCCTCGGTCATGCCGGTGTTCCCCCTTTGTCCAAAACGCCGCGTTTATATATATCCAGCCACTCGCCGTTCTCCTTGTTTGTTTTTTGATCCATCGCAAGGGGCGGGGATATCACCGGCAGGAATAATTATAGCGCGGCTTGCGCCAGTCGATATTATAATATTATTATAATATCGCGCTCCCGATTTCCGCCGCCATCCTCTGTTTGTTGACCAACCCGTACCCAGACAGCGCCCGAACATGGCCGTGTGCCGCGATTAGACAGCTCAACGCGCCCGCAGGCAAAAATCCGGCATTAAAACCGCATTGATTTACAGCGGCTTTGTTGTCAAAAATCGCGCCGTCGTCCGTATGAACCGCCTTTTTCCGGGTGATATTTGTTGTGGCATCCCGAACAGAGCGATTTCAGGTTTGAATTGACCAGCCGCAACTCCGGATAGGCCTCAATCGATTTGATGTGGTGGACTGTGTTGGCGTCTACGCGCTTGCCGTATTTAAGGCAATCCTGGCAAAAATATTTATCCCGTTTGAGGATGTACTTGCGTTTTATTCTCCAGGCTTTTGTTTTGTAAAACGATTCTGCGGTGATCATGCCTGCCTCATCACTTTTTTGATACACTCCTACGTATATACGATAACACATACCCATCTCACAAAACTCACAACTTTGCGCCGCGCCGAAAAATGCAATAAAAAAAGCCCCCGATATTGGGGACTGATATTATTTCCCGCGCTCAGCGGATCGCTTGATATACCGCAGAGCTGTCGTCATGACGCCGTGCGCGGTATTCCCGCCGCCCACATTGGCGGCGACCTGGTCCCAGCTCATGAGCTTGACATATCTGAGCAGCAGGATAAGGCGCACCTGTACGTCAGGTACGCTGTCGATATACTCGGTCAGCCTCCGCTCCTCTCGCTTCCACCGGTCTAACAGCTGATCCCGCCACTCATCGTCATCCCGGTTGTCGGAAGCGCATCGCTCCTCGATCTCTATGAGCTTGCGCAGATAATAGAGACCCGACAGCTCCTCAACCGTCACAGCACCGCCTCCCCTCTCGCCCGCCGGAAGTCGTCACGGGTGGCGACACCGTTTAGCCGGCGGTCAAGCTCCGACCCCCGGCGATACATCCACACGGTCACATAGTCCGCCCCCGTCACGTCGTTGTCATGCGACAATCGCACGTCTGTAACAACAAAGTCCGGGTACAGCGCGGCTATCGGCGTCCAGTCCTCGGGCGTCTCCCGCAGCGCCTTGATGTCTCTAACCCTCACTCGGTAATCGTTGGAGCGGATCTCCCGACCCTCTAACGGCACCCGCAGATTGCGCGACCGGGAATATCGGCGGTACTCGTCTCCCTCGTTGTCCGGCTCCCCGTCCGCCCGCATCCGCATACCCTTGACCATGTAGGCGGCAAGCCCGTAGTAACCCCGCTCGTCGGGCTGCAGCCGGTCTATGTGTGTCCGCCCGGTGCGTATGCCGTCCCGCCGCGGCATCGTATGCCACAGCAGCTCAAACTCCTCCCGCGTCCCCGGCCAGTTGCAAACCATGTGATGATGCACACGCCCGGAGTTTGCGCCCCTCTCGGTTACTAAAACATACTTAAACCCCTCATCCTCACGCCCCAGGAGGCGGAACAGGACTTTTGCGCGGTTGCGCAGCCGGCGTACAAATCGCTTGCCGTTGTCAACGCCGGCATCCAGCATCTCGGGCGGTTCGGCGTAGTCGAGACCGACCTTAAAGCCGCCGTCGTCAAAGTTTAGATTGAGCATGTCAGCCAGCCGGTTGGCAGCCCGGTCGGCGTTGAGCCGCGCCTGAGCTGAGGACGTAGGCGCTCTCCGCGCTCCGCGCTTCCGGGAGCGCGGCAGCTTGCGCGTCGGGAAAATATGAGCCCTCCGGACATCGCCGGCGTCAACGGTCATCTCACGGTATGCCATAAGTTAGTCACCTCGTACTCAACTCTACTCAACTCTACTCAACTCTCGCGCGTGCTCCCCCGCGCGCGCGTAGCGTGTCACCTTATCCGCACAGCAAGGGATATCAACAGATTTACAAGGATTTTTAGCGTTACGATAGATCGGCGCGGCGCTGCGCTCTCGTTACACTACGCTCCGCGCCGCGCAAACAGAAACAAAGACTAAAAAAGATATGCGGTAATGTCCTTGAATTAATATTGTATACAAGCCCGCAAGCGGGAGGAGCCGGTTTCGCGCGATTTTAGCTCGACCTGACCCCGCCCGCCCGAGGGCCTATATAGTAAGGAGGAAAACGCGAATAAAATCAGAAAGGGAGCCCGGTATCTTCCGGGATATCGTCAAAGGTTGCGGCGGACGCCGCCCCGGGAAGCGGATCGGTCATCGCCGCATGAGCCGCGTCGGTATAGCTCTGCCCCGGCATTGGCGCCGTCGGACGTGCCGCGCCCGCGGAATCCGATCCGTCAGACGCGGGATCAGCGGCAGACAGCCGGGAATCTACAAACCCGACACGCTCGGCGATGCACTCCCAGGCTACACGCTGCTGCCCGCTGGTCTTTTCGGTGTAGCGTTTGGACTGCAGCGGACCCCGCACGGTTATCGATCCGCCCTTGCGAAAATACTTGCAGACGAACTCTGCCGTCTGCCGCCAGGCGACGACAGGGATAAAGTCGGTGACCGCCGCGCCGTTGTCGTCGCGGTACGGCCGCTGTACGGCGACGTTAAAAGAACAGACCGAGATGCCGCCGGTGGTCTGCTTAAGCTCCGGATCGGCGGTCAGCCGCCCGGCGAAGAAGCAGAAGTTTTCGTTAATGTTAGCCATCCGCCACCTCCGGGCTTCCCCGCCAGTCCTCATATTCCCGCCACGACTGCCGGAAGGCGGTCAAGATCTCGTCATAAACATCCGTGCCGGCAACCTTGCCGTTGAGA